TGGATATATCGTTTGATTCTCTTTTAGAAGCAGAAGAAAATAATCATCCATTAATCATTCGGTTATGGATGCAAGGTGATATACTATTAGAAACAGTTGTTATCTTGGATGCCATAACAGGTTTTATAGAACGTGAAAATAAAAAGATAACTGATACAATTATTTGGCCAGATATCTATCGTAAGATTATGAAATATAAACCATTCGTAAAGTTCAATAAAGATAAATCAATTGATTTATTAAAAAAGACCTTTACAAAACCGCAATAATGTGGTATAATAATAACTATTATATAATGCACAAAGTGGATAATTCAGTAATATACAGGAGAAATATATGTCACTAGAAAATCTAAAGAGCATGCGAGGCTCATCAATTGATAAACTCGTAAAAGCAGCAGAAGCTGTATCCACAACAAAAACCGAATCTAATTCTTACGATGATGATCGTTTTTGGAAACCAACCAGAGATAAAGCAGGAAATGGTTATGCCGTTATTCGATTCTTGCCACAAAGAGAAGGTGAAGATCTTCCTTGGGTAAGATATTGGGATCACGGTTTTAAAGGTCCTACTGGTCTATGGTATATAGAAAACTCTTTAACCTCTATTAACCAACCTGATCCAGTGTCTGAACATAATTCAATACTCTGGAACTCTGGTAGAGATGAGGATAAAGCTATTGCTAGGGAACAGAAAAGAAGACTACATTATGTAAGTAATGTCTTAGTTATTTCTGATCCTGATAATCCACAGAACGAAGGAAAAGTATTCCTTTATAAGTTCGGTAAAAAAATCTTTGATAAAATCATGGATGTTATGCAACCACAATTTGCCGATGAAGAACCAGTAAATCCATTTGATTTCTGGGAAGGCGCTGATTTCAAAATTAAAATCAGAAAAGTTGAAGGTTGGGTAAACTATGATAAGTCAGAATTTAGTTCACCATCATCTTTATTTGACGGTGATGAAACAAGATTGACAGAAGTATATGGTCAACTATATGCTTTACAAGATTTTGTGGATCCTAAAAACTATAAAACTTATGATGAGTTAAAAGCTAAACTCAATAGAGTGTTAGGTATTGATGCAGGTTTCTCAATGGATGCTCCTCAACCAGCTCCAGTTGCTGAGGCACCAACAATGCAAACAGCTGATACATCTTTTCCACCAGCTGATGATGGTAACGAAGATGATACTCTAAGTTATTTTGCTAAGCTAGCAAAAGAATCGTAGTCGCAATTGCGGCCAGGCTGAATATGTATACGTATTGCAGTCGAAGTAGGGAGTCGAAAGGCTCCCTTTTTTTATCTGTTATTTGCAGATGCAGATGCTAAATCACCACTTGTAGGAGAAGTAGGTGAATATGCCATGACTACATTTGTATTTGAATTTGTTGATGGACTATTTTGTTGTGTCACTGCTGTAACTACTGTTTGTTTATTGGTCCCAGCTTCTGATTGAGCGTTTTCTTGAGATGTAGCTAACATTTCTGATCCACTACCAACATCTCCTTTGTCCATTATTTCACCTGTATCAGGATTTATACCTGCATATTCATATACAGCATCAGGTACTAATCTTGCTGCAGCACCACTTATACTATACCAAGGTTTACCTGGATCTGGTAAACCAGCACGTAGCACTCCTTTAATAAAGTTACTAATTGTATCGCCAATATCTGATATAAAATTGCCAACACTTTCTACAGCTCCTAAGAAAGCTTCTTTTATTTTAGTTCCAAGATTAGAAAAGAAATTAATGACAGGATCTAAGATACTTTCAGTAATCCATGTTTTAAAGTTAAATGATTCCCACCATGTAGATATCATTTCAGTTGTAGAAGCCCAGGCATTACTTAAAAAATCTCGTATCATTCTTGCTGGTCCAAAGAAAAGGAATTCAGTTACCTGATCAATTAATCCTCGTGTATCAAAATCAATAATGGATTGGCCTTTTTCTTTACTGAATAATCCTACAAACTTTCCGATGAGCCATTGAGGTAAATCTATAAAGAAACCAAGTAATTCTCTAAATGTTGTTTTTAGACCTGTTTCTATTTTTTCAAAGAATGATCCTTCCTTTTTAAAACCAGCTATAATACCTTGTATAGAATACCATATTGCAGCTACTGGAATGAATAGCTTTCCAATTAATTTACCTATCTTACCAAAGATTCCTACTATTTTACCACCAGCTGGACCTTTAAAGAATCCACTAATCCTAGCACCAATATCTTTAAATCTACCAAAGAAGTTTTTAATTCCTTGCACTAGATTACCAAAAACATTTTTAATGTTTGAAGGCTTTAAGAAGTTTAATCCTTTCTTAAAAAAGTTAAATGCTTTTGTTAAACCAGTACCTACTGAACGTAAAATTTTAAAGACTGCGCTAAGACCTCTAATGAGTGGACCGATAATAAATGCACTTATGAATAATAATACACCGGTTACTGAACCAGCATCTTGACCTAATCGTTCCCATGCTCCTTTAAAATCGCCTTTTATGAATAGATCAAAAGCTTCAACTAGAGCAACCATTCCTTCTAAACCTTTACGTAATATTTCAAAGAATTTTTCAGGATCAATAAATAATAAAGCTGTAGCAATAAGACCACCTGCAGCTAAAGCATTTGATGTAAAGTTTTCTATGCCAGATGCAACTTTATCTAATCCATTAGACATTTTGAGTAAAAGACTATTTGCTTCTGCTTGTTCTTTTGCCTTTTCTCTACGCTCTTCTTCAGATTCTGCATTCTCTCTAATAACTTCAATTGTTTCTAGAGCCAATGCTTTTTCTTCTTCCGATGCTTTTGGATCCTCAAGCATTTTACGAGCCATCGTAAACTCATTTTTTAATTCATTAAGACCATATTTACTAATAAGTTTTTCTATATTAGTTACATCGTCTGTTAGTTTGGTTTCGGCTTTCTTTTCTTCGGTTCCTTCTTTTATAGCAGCAATAAGTGACGACATGGCCTTTGTGTTTGCGGCCAAATCTTCTTTTGTTTGTTTATCAGCAAAATTCTGACTTTGTTGTTTTCCAGACAATGGACTATTTCGTCTATGTTCTGAAATACCTGGTAACTTATCGTCTGCCATATCCTATCC